CCAGCAATCTTGGTGCCACCAAGCTCAAACGTCGACAAAGATCCGTTGACCCAATGCGTGCTTATGATGCGCTACCTCAACCTTTGCGGCAGTGGTTGGCCGGTGCTGTTTTGCCTTGGTCGGCCATGTCATGTAAACGCATTTGGACCAAAGCACTTCGGGACGGTCAAGACCTTAACGATGTAATTTCAACGCTTGCTAGGGCTGAACAGAAAACGCTCGCCCAAGATAAGTGCAAAATTTCAAAAATTTTATAAGAAGACAGCACAATACCTATGCGATCTTCGACTCCGTCCGATTACCAAAACTGCCCCCCTTGGCCCGGTTCCTCCCCGTCCCTGAACGTATACGGGGGGGCGCAGCGCGCCATTTGGCTAGCGCGTGGCTTTTTCACCGGGGAATCCACTTGGAATCCACCTGCGCCATTTTAGCCATGATTAACACTTAATATCATAAGCTTACGCGATCACCTCGCTGGCTAAGCTGGATTCTTTTTGGAATCCACCTTAGCCAGTTTAGCCAGTTTGAGGAATCCACCTTGGCCAAAAGCCACATTGGAAGCCAACAAAGAAAAATGTGACTCTGATTCACATTCTGTGTTGACATTTCTAGCCCCCTTGACATACCTATTAATCATCGAAGAATTGCGCCCGGAGGATATACCTCGCGGGCGTTTTTGTTTCCCCCACATCGCGGACCCCGATCCTGTCGCTGGCCATGTTGCCCGCGCGCATCGGCACGTCTGCCCTGCCCCAAATGAGAACCGCCCCATGGACCTGGTCTTTGCACCGAGCCAGATCGAGACCTGGTCTCTCGACCGGCTGCGGCCCTATGCCCGCAACGCCAAGATCCACGGCACCGATCAGGTGGCCAAGATCGCGGCAAGCATGGCGAAGTTCGGCTGGACCGTGCCCTGCATGGTGGCCGACGATGGCGAGCTGATCGCCGGGCATGGGCGGGTGCTGGCGGCTGCGATGCTGGGGTTGAAGGACGTGCCGGTGATCCGGCTCAGCCACTTGGACGAGGCAGAGCGCCGCGCCTATCGCATCGCCGACAACAAACTGACCGAGCTGGGCGAATGGGACGAGGCGATGCTACGCGACGAAATCGCCGGGCTGCTGGCCGAGGATTTCGACCTGTCGCTGCTGGGCATCACCGATCAGGATCTGGACGCCTTGCTGCGGGATCCGGATCAGGTGGAAGGTGGAGCTGTCGAGGGCGAGGATGACATTCCCGAGCCGCCGGTCACGCCGGTGTCGGTCGCGGGCGACCTGTGGCAGCTCGGGTCGCACCGGTTGATCTGCGGCGACAGCACGTCCGCCGATGTAGTCGGACGTCTGCTGGGCGATGTGCGGCCGCTGTTGATGGTGACCGATCCACCCTACGGCGTGGAGTACGATCCCTCCTGGCGCAACCAGGCGGGTGCGGCCAAGACCAAGCGCACCGGCAAGGTGCTGAACGACGACCGGGCAGACTGGCGCGAGGCTTGGGCGCTGTTCCCCGGCGATGTCGCCTATGTCTGGCACGGTGCGCTGCACGCGGCAGAGGTGGCCGAGAGCCTCATGGCGGTAGGCTTCAACGTCCGGTCGCAGATCATCTGGGCCAAGGACAGCCTAGTTTTCAGCCGTGGCGATTACCACTGGCAACATGAACCCTGCTGGTATGCCGTCAAGAAGACCGGCAAGGGCCACTGGGCGGGCGACCGCAAGCAGACCACGCTATGGAAGATCGCCAACAAGGACCAGGACGCTACCACGATCCACAGCACCCAGAAGCCGGTCGAATGCATGCGCCGCCCGATGCTGAACAATTCCAACCCCGGTCAAGCGGTGTTTGAGCCATTTATGGGATCCGGCACCACGCTGATCGCGGCGGAAACCACCGGCCGGGTGTGCTTCGGGATCGAATTGAACCCCGCATATGTCGATGTGGCCATCGAGCGCTGGCAGCAATTTACCGGCGCGACTGCCGTACTGGCGGAAACGGGCGAGACCTTTGCCGACCTGAAAGCCAAGAGGCTGGCAGCATGAACGCGCCCCTCTTGCCGGGCCAAATTCAGCACTGGCCGCTGGCCCGGCTGAAACCCTACGCCCGGAACGCCAAGACCCACGATGCCGATCAGGTCGCCAAGATCGCTGCCAGCATGGCGGAGTTTGGTTGGACGGTGCCGGTGCTGGTGGCCACCGATGGCGAGCTGATCGCGGGGCACGGTCGCATCCTGGCCGCCGCCCATCTCGGGCTGACCGACGCGCCGGTGATTGTGCTGGGCCATCTGACCGAGGCGCAGCGGCGAGCCTACCGCATCGCGGACAATAAGTTAACGGAGCTGGGTGGCTGGGATGAAGCCCTGCTCTTGCAGGAACTGCAGGCGCTTCTGGCAGAGGATTTCGACCTCGGGCTGATCGGGATTCCGGAAGATGAACTGGATGCCCTGCTGGCGGATGCCGACGATCGCCCGGCGATTTCCGACGATGCGGCGGATGCCATCCCCGAACCGCCTACTGAGCCCATCACCCGCCCCGGCGATATCTGGGCACTGGGCAAGCATCGGCTGTGCTGCGGCGATGCAACTGATCCCACCGCCGTGGCCAAGCTGATGCAGGGCGAACAAGCGACGCTGATGTTCACCTCGCCGCCCTATGCACAGCAGCGCGACTACGGCGCGGCAAAGGAAAAGGTCGGTGATTGGGATGCGCTGATGCAGGGCGTGTTCACCGCCGCCCCGGTCACAGCCGACGCGCAGCTGCTGGTTAACCTCGGCCTCGTGCACCGCGACAGTGAATGGCAGCCCTATTGGGAAGGATGGGTCGAATGGATGCGCACCTCTGGCTGGCGACGCTTTGGCTGGTATGTGTGGGATCAGGGTCCGGGCCTGCCGGGCGACTGGAACGGCCGCCTGGCCCCGTCGCACGAGTTCATTTTCCACTTCAACCGCGCGCCCCGCAAACCGCACAAAACGGTGCCATCGAAGCACGTGGGCGAAACTTTGGGCGGCGGTGGGCTGCGCGGCGCAGACGGCACCGTCCACGCCAAAACCGGCACCGGCAACGCGATCCAGAGCCACCGCATCCCGGACTCGGTTTTCCGCATCATGCGCCACAAGGGTGGGCTGGGTGCGGCAGGATCCCATCCGGCCGTGTTCCCGGTGGCACTGGTCGAAGCAGTGCTGACGGCGTTTTCGGATCCGGGCGACCTGATTTATGAGCCGTTCTGCGGCTCCGGCACCCAGCTGGTCGCCGCCGAGCGCGCTGGGCGACGCTGCTTCGCGATGGAGCTGGACCCGGTCTATTGCGACGTCGCGGTGCGGCGGTGGGAAATGGCGACGAGCAATGTAGCGCTGCGCGAGCGCAAGGGCGTAACCGTTGATGAATTGGAAGGAGCGGCAGAATGAACATGCGCTGGCGATTGGGCGATCTGGTGCACGCAATCCCGATCCCGCGCCATGATCTGAACCAGGCCATATCGCGCGACGGTTTTTGTCCGGAGCACACCCCCGAGCCCGGAAAGGAGCGCTGGTATAGCTGGCGCGATGTGGTGGCCATTGCCGTGGCACAGGACTTGCGCAACATCGGCCTTGGGCCATCAATCGCGTTTCGGTATGTGCAGGACCACCTGTCGCAATATATGCGCGACAGCGTCGATCAGCCGGGCGATTGCACCGGGGTGGTCTGGTTGATCTATGGGTTGGAAAATAGGTTCAAAAAAGAAAGCCGTTGCGAGTTTGTTCAACTCGCCAACATCGGGGACGTCTTGATCTCACCAGACGAAAGCCCGTGCATCGTCGTCAATCTGGGTCAGCTCGCAAACCGCATCCTCGATGAATTACATGCGCCGGAGGGAGCCGAATGACCCAATCCCGATGCATGTCTCTTGTTGAAGCCGTCACCAATGTTGCCGTGGGCTATGCGCTGGCGCTGGCAACCCAGATCGTGGTGTTCCCATGGTTCGGGCTGCATCCGAGCTTGGGCGAGAACCTCGCCATCAGCGCGATCTTCGTGGGTATCTCCTTGCTGCGCAGCTACACTCTTCGCCGCCTGTTCGAACGCCGACGCACTCGTACACATCGCAGGTGATCCGTGCGGTGAAGCAGGGCGTCAGGCCGCGTCCAGCTTGTACACAGTGCCTCTGCCATCGACCTTTTCAGAGGCAATGGGAAGGCCCAGCTTCTTTTTCAGCGCCCCGGAGATCATGCCGCGTACCGAATGCGGCATCCAGCCAGTCTCCGCCACGATCTCGGTGATCGCCGCCCCCTCGGGTCGCTGCAGGAGGGCGATGATCTGGGCCTGTTTGGTGCCGGTGCGGAGGGCGACAGGCTTTGGCGAGACAGGTATGGTCGATGTAACGGGCCCAGTCTGCGGCTCAACGACGGGTTCCGGCTTGGCGCTGCGCAGGTTGGTGATGGTACGCGCCACCACGGGTTCGATGCCAATCGCCGCAAGCCCGGCTTCGGTGGCGATCAGCGTGGTACCGTGGCCATCGCCAGTCTCGCGCCAAAGGGGTTCGCACTTGCGCAGGTCGGCATCGACCTCTTCGAGCCAGCCCTGCGCGATCATTTTGGTCACGGCCACCTTGGCCGCTGCCCCATGCAGCCCCTTGGGCAGTGGCATGGCCAGATTGTCGGGGCGGCTTGCGGCGCGGCTGAGGATGATGGTTTGGGTCTCGGTGAGTTTAGGCATTGTGATCTCCTGTCGTGAATGGGGTTGGTGGTGACGGGGTCAGTCGGTCTCGGCCATGCTTGCGGTCACCGCGAAATGCTGCACCCAACCGGTCAAGTATGGCAGCCCCTCCGGGATGCCCTCCTCGCGCTCGGTCCGGCGGCTGATGCGCCAGTCCAGCCATTTGCGGATTGCAGCGTTGATGGCAGTCTCGCTGTCGGCGATCCCGCAGCACAAAGACCCGACCACATCGTCCGCGAAGTGACGGCCCATGCGGCTATCGAGAAAGTCGCGGATACCGATCATCTCGTCCTCGCTGTCAGCGTGGATGGCGGTGGTGATCAGGGTTGAGGCCAGCGTCCAGACCTCGGCGCTGCGCCGCTCGCGCAGGGGGCAGATTGTGAGGGTGCCGAAGAAGCCATGGGCCTCGTTGCGGCTGGGCAGGATGGGATGCGTGGTCATGGCGGGGATCCTTTCAGTGAGTTGCATCGGTTGCCTGCGATGACATTCGCTCCTGCGCACCGATTATCGTAGGCAATTCAAAGCAATATCATGGCTTTATGATCGCTCTGTGCAGCGCGTCAAACGATCCGATCAGGCTCTGTCAACGCGGCCTGTTCGGCCTCATGGCGCTGGGCGGCATCGGGCGGGTCGCGTCGGGCATTGACGATGGCCACGAAGAGCGCGCGGGCGACGGTGGCCACCTCGTCCGCCCCGGCGCTGGAAAGGTCGACGTCGTGAAGCGCAATTGCCTCGCCCAGATCGGTCAGCGCATAGAGCGTGGCGCATTCCGCCTCGGTCGGGTCGCACGTGATGGTGTCGCGATCGTCCTGTGATACGGCGACGCTGCGGCAGAAGCGCAGATCGAAGCCGATGGCGCAGTTACGACGCACGACGTCATCGAGGGTCTCGCCTTCGGGCAGGCAGTTGAGGGTGAGGGTCATGGCTGAGGGCTTTCGGGCTGAATGGCATTGGGCTTGAGTTCAACCCACGCCCCGTCCTGCCAGACGTAAAGGTGGCAGAGCTCACAGGTCGGGCGCTGCAGGATGGGCGGTTCGCGCGGCGGATCGAAACAGTCGATCGCGTCTGCGCGGACGTGCCGGATTTCCTTTGCTGCGAGGATATCTTCGGGCGTCCAGCGCGCCAACGCAGGCAGCATATGCAAGGGGTAGCCGTCAAAGTGGACATAGATATGCGCCCATTCCTCTGGCCCGATCTGGATGGCGATCTGCGCGCGGGTGCTCATGGTCGTCCCCCTCAGATAAGCTTCAGATCAGCCAGCACCGCGCTGGCGGCAGCAAGCTGGGTGGTCGGCAGCTCGATCTTGAGATGCGAGAACACGTCCGAGGCTTCGGCAGTGATCCCGTCCTCGCGCAGCGCGGCCTCGATGGCCTCGGCGACAGCGTTTGGGCGCGAGCGGTCGAAATGTGCGGGAAGCGTTGCGTGGTCGATGCGGATGGTGGTGGTGGCGGTCATGATCTTGTCCTTTCAGGATTGGGGTTTGGCAGCAGCGCCTGCGCGGCGTCCGGCTTCAAAGGCGTCTTCAAGTGCCGCGTGGATCGCCCAGACTGCGACATCGTGGAAATCGAGCCGGTCGCGGTTGCGGGTCTCCAGTGTTTCAATGAAGAACCGGCGTTGGGCGATCCCAAGGATCAAGGCCTCGCGGACGTCTTCGGGTGTAGGGGTGGTCTTGCGCTTGGCCATAATCAGTCCTCCCAGCGGTGCTCAGGGGTGCGCGATGCACCCGCTTCTTGACACCATGAATCGCTCGATCGGGGAGTGTAATCAACTCAAATAGACCTTCTTTATTGCTTATTTACAATATGTTGAGGATTATCAAAGCGCCATGGAAGGTATGTCTGAACGCACCTATGCCAGCCATTCCGGGCTCTCACGCGGGGCGGTGCAAAAGGCACGCAAGACCAGGCGGCTGGTCCTGTTTCAGGACGGTTCGATCAATGCTGCCGCCTCAGATGCACGGCGCGGGGCGATGACAGACCCCGATCAGCAGATGCGGGCACGAGGTGGGGTTGGCGGGGCCAGCAGCAACGACGGCCCTGCAGTCTCCGGGCCTGGCGACAGCACATCCTATCTGAAAGCCCGCACAGCGCTGACAGTCTACCAGGCGCAGGAACGCCAGCTTGCGATCCAGAAAAAGAAGGGCACGCTTGTGGATCGCGCGCGGGCGGAGACGCTGGTGTTCCGCCTGGCCCGTCAGGAGCGCGACGTCTGGGTCACCTGGCCCACCCGCGTGGCAGCCCTCATGGCCGCACAATTATCCGCAGAAATGGAGAGGGCATCGGGAGCACCCGTGACGATCAAAACTGCGATCCTGCAAAGGGTGCTGGAAACCCATGTCCGAGAGCAGCTCAACGCCCTGGCAGACCTCAGGGTCTCGCTTGGATGAGGACGATCATGATCTGACAACCGATCTCGACCTCGGCTTTGACGGCGCCGAGGATATCCTGCGCATATGGCTTCAGGGGATGCGGCCCGATCCAGACCTGACGGTATCGGAATGGGCCGATGCGCATCGCAAGTTGTCGTCACGGGCCTCCGCTGAGCCGGGGCAATATCGCACGGCGCGCACGCCCTATCTGCGCGAGATCATGGATGCGCTGTCGCCGTGCCACCCGGCGCAGCGGATCACCTTCATGAAGGCCGCACAGGTCGGCGCCACGGAGGCGGGTAATAACTGGATTGGCTTTGTCATTCACCACGCGCCAGGCCCGATGCTGGCGGTGCTGCCCACCCTGGAGATGGCAAAACGCACATCACGCGGCCGGATCGATCCACTTATCAAGGACAGTCCGGCCCTCAAGGAAAAGGTTCAGCCCGCCCGCTCGCGGGATGCGGGCAACTCGATGCTGTCCAAGGAATTCCCCGGCGGCATCCTGGTGCTGACCGGGGCGAACTCGGCCACTGGCCTGCGCTCGATGCCAGCGCGCTATGTGTTTTTGGATGAGGTCGACGCCTATCCGGCGTCCGCCGACGAGGAAGGCGATCCGGTCACGCTGGCCGAGGCCCGCACCACGACCTTTGCGCATCGGCGCAAGGTGTTCATGGTCTCGACCCCAACCATTCGGGGCCTCAGCCGGATCGAGCGGGAGTTCGAGGCCAGTGATCAGCGGCGCTATTTTGTCCCCTGCCCGCATTGTGACCACAGGCAATGGCTGCAGTTCGAGCGGCTGCGCTGGGACAAGGGGCGGCCGGAAACTGCCAGCTACGTCTGTGAGCAGTGCGAGAAGCCCATCGCCGAGCATCACAAGACCGAACTGCTGGCCAAGGGTGAATGGCGTGCCACGGCTGTTTCCGCCGACCCGAACGCGATCGGCTTTCACCTATCGGCGCTTTATTCGCCGATTGGCTGGAAAAGCTGGGAGCAGATCGCGCGCGATTGGCTGGCGGCCCAAGGATCCGACGAGATGCTGCGCGCGGCGCGCAACACCCTGCTGGGCGAGACATGGGTCGAGAGTGGCGACGCACCGGAGTGGCAAAGGCTGGCAGATCGCCGCGAGACGTTTGTGGCCCAGATCCCCGCAGGCGGGCTGTTCCTGACCGCCGGAGCCGATGTGCAGAAGGATCGCATCGAGGTCGATGTCTGGGCCTGGGGTCGGGGCCTGGAAAGCTGGCTTGTGGATCACATCGTCATTCCTGGCGGGCCGGATGACCCGGCCTGCTGGGACAAGCTGACGGCCCTCCTTCGCCAGACATGGACGCACCAGAATGGCGCGATCATGACGCTGGCAAAGCTAGCGATCGATACCGGCTACGAGTCGGCTGCCGTCTATGCATGGTCTCGCAAGCAGGGCATTGCGCAAGTGGCCCCGGTCAAGGGTCTCGAGGGCTTCAACCGAGCCACGCCCGTCTCTGGGCCAACCTTCGTCGATGCGACCGTGAACGGGCGAAAGCTCAAACGTGGCGCCCGGCTTTGGACTGTGGCCACCGCCACCTTCAAGGCGGAGACCTATCGATATCTGCGCATCGAGCGACTTGGCGATGAAGAGCGCGCGCTGGGGATGGCAAATCCAGCGGGCACCATCCATCTGCCGGACTGGGCCGATAGCGAGTGGCTGAAACAGCTGGTGGCCGAGCAGCTGGTCACGATCCGCAACAAGCGGGGCTACGCCCGCCAAGAATGGCAAAAGATGCGCGAGCGGAACGAGGCTTTGGACACCCGGGTTTATGCCCGCGCCGCCGTCTGGATCCTTGGCGCCGACCGCTTCGATGAACGAATGTGGCGGCAACTTGAGAAACAAGCCGGGGTGGAGACCATCACGGCCGTCACTACAGCCGCAACTGACACACCGTCCGAGCCTCAAGCTGGACGGATCGCCGCCCCGCGCAAGCGCGGCTGGCGGGTAAGCACGCCAAAATACATGGAATAACCTATGACCCTCGATGATCTTAAATCCCGCCACAGCGCATTGCTGGCGGCGCGGTACAGCGGCACGCGCAGCGCCAGCTACGATGGCAAGACCCTGACCTATGGCACGGATGCAGAACTGGCCGCTGCGATCGGGGACATAGAACGCCGCATTGCGAAACTTGAGCGCGGCGCTGGGCGCATCCTGCGTCCTAATGCCGTGAAGGACCTGTGATGACCGGCGCGCCAAACTGGCGGCAGCGCCTCGGGGCCTTTGTCGGTGGCTTTGATGCAGGCCAGCATCATCGCCGCCTGCGCGGGTTTCAGGCGACGCGCGCGCATGTGAATGCGCTGATTGCGGCGTCAGGACCCGATATCACCGCCCGCGCCCGCTGGCTGGTGCGCAACAATGGCTACGCGGCCAATGCCGTTGAAAGCTGGGCTGCAAATACCGTGGGCGATGGGATCAAACCGATCTCGCAGATTGCAGACGCAGCGCACAAGGAAGAGCTGCAGCGCCTTTGGTTGGCCTGGACGGATGAGGCTGACAGCGAAGGTCTGACTGATTTCTACGGGCTGCAGCGGCGCGCGGCACGTGAGGTGTTTCTGGCCGGTGAGGTCTTCTTCCGGATCAGACCAAGACTCGCGGGCGATGGGCTTTCCGTTCCCTTGCAGCTGCAGATGCTGCCCGCCGAGATGTTGCCACTGCACCAGACGGGAATGGCTGGCAATGGTAATGCCATCCGTCAGGGGATCGAGTTCGACCGGGTCGGACGCCGCGTGGCCTATCACTTCCTCCGACGGCATCCGGGCGACAGCACCGATCCGGGGCTGGCGGGCGAAATGGTCCGGGTTCCAGCAAGCGAGGTGATCCATGTGATCGACCCGGTAGAAGCAGGCCAGCTGCGCGGGGTGTCAAAGCTGGCACCCGCCATCGTGAAGTTGTTTCTGCTCGATCAATACGACGATGCCGAGCTGGACCGCAAAAAGGTGGCGGCGATGTATGCGATGTTCGTCACCTCCCCCGCGCCAGAAAACCCGCTGCTGCCCGCTGAGGAGGACGACATGCTGGGCGGCTTCGAGATCAGCCCGGGCCAAATCGTGCGTCTGGATCCGGGCGAGGATGTGACCGTGGGCCAGCCTGCGGATTCAGGGGCAACCTACGAGCCGTTCCAATACCGCACCCTGCTGCAGGTCGCCTCGGCGCTGGGCATTCCTTACCCATATCTGACAAACGACATGGTGAAAGGCAACTTCTCGAACTCGCGCCTCGCCCTGATCGAGTTCCGCCGTCGTGTCTCGGCCTGGCAGCACTCGGTGATGGTCTACCAGCTGTGCCGACCGATTTATGCGCGCTGGATGGATGCCGCTGTCTTGTCTGGGGCATTGGATCTGCCCGGGTTCGAGGCCGACCGGTCGCGTTTGCTTGCAGCCAACTGGCTGCCAACCAAATGGGACTGGGTCGATCCTCTGAAGGACGCCAATGCCGAAATCGCTCAGATCGAAGCAGGCCTCAAATCCCGCACCCAAGCCATCGCCGAGCGTGGTTACGACGCGGAACAGGTCGACCGCGAAATCGCCGCCGAACGCGTCCGCGAGCGATTGCTCGGGCTGGACTTCCGCAGACCAGGATCGCCCGCGCAGGGGGTGCAGGCTTTGCCGGGCCCGGATGAGGATGGGAGCGAAGACGACGACACCGACCAGGCAGAAGAAACCGATGATGCGGAGGGCCGTCCGCGCAACCCTGAGGATCAAACCTGATGCAGCATGCCCGCATTGCCGCGCGCGCCTTCAACACGCCGCTGCTGATTGAGCCTTCCAAAGCCATGGCGTTTCTCTCCGGCCTTGGGCCGCGTGTCCTCGGGCGGCGCGTCGAGCTGACGGGTAGTGATATAACTGACGCGCCCGGTACCGGCGTCCTGCTCGCTCACGCCAGCATCCTCGCCGGTGGCCTGACTGAGAGCCTGCGTGAGCAAGGCGACGCGCCCTATCTCGTCATCGACGGCATCGCCGTGATTGAGATCGCGGGCGTGCTGATCCATCGCGGCGGCTGGATCGGCCAGTCCTCTGGCCAGACCAGCTATGAGGGGATTGCAGCACAGATTGACGCGGCGACCAGTGATCCAACGGTGCGCGGCGTTGCTCTGGACATCGACAGCTTCGGAGGCGAAGTCGCCGGAGTATTCGATCTCGCGGACCGCATCCGCGCCCTGCGCACCACCAAACCCGTCTGGGCTTTTGTTGCCGAACACGCCTTCTCGGCCGGGTACGCGCTGGCCAGCCAGGCCGACCGCATCTTGCTGCCCCGCACCGGAGCCGTCGGCAGCATCGGCGTTGTCGTCATGCATGCTGATCTCAGCGGGCAGCTGGATCAAGACGGGGTGCGTGTTACGCTGGTCCATGCAGGATCCCACAAGGTGGATGCCAATCCCTACGCGCCCCTGCCTGACGCAGTCCATAATGACATCCAGCGTGAAATCGATGTGCTGCGGTTCCTCTTTACTGAGACCGTCGCAGCAGGGCGCGCGGAACGGTTGAGCCAAGAGGCCGCACTCGCGACCGAAGCCGCCACCTATCGCGGGGCGGATGCCGTCGCCGCAGGTCTCGCCGATGAGGTCATCGATATGCAGCGCGGCTTTGCCGCCTTCCGGCAGCGCGTGGCAAACAATCCAACCCTCTCACCCGCGCACGCAAGGCGCGTGACAGCGCCCCATTCCCGCAAACCAACCCAACCGAAAGAGGAGGCACGCATGGCCACCGGAACAGACGACCCAAACAGCACTACGGAGAATGATCAGGAAGTTACCCTGATTGAGGATGCTGCCGATGAGGCAATAATTCCGCAGGATGGCCATTCCGATGCCGCTGATGATCAACCTGCCATCCCTGCCACGCCACCTGCGGCACCCGTACCGGCTGTCTCAGCCAAAGCGCAGCCGGGCAATCTGGCCGCGCTATCGGCACAACTGCGCGAGGCGGCGGCGGAGGTTGCCGAGATTGCGGCGCAGGCCGGACGGCTTGGCATCGCCATTGATGCTGCAAAAGCGCTCCGCGATGGCACCACGCCCGAGGCTTTGCGCTCACTGGTGTTGCAACGCGCAGCCGCTGCCGCCGATGCGCGCGATATCGTGGCGGCTCCACCCTCACCTGTGCTTCCCAAGGCTGCGGAAAGTCCAATAGTGGCCGCCGCAAAACGCGCGGCCTCCGCAGGTGCAAAGGGCTGAGGCCCACACTTTCCCCCTGACGCCCTGCCACCTGATCCCCCGCCGCACCTCCCCGGCGGGGGATTTTTTTTTGCACCCCGATCACAAGGATCCCCGACATGACCGTCCTGACCCAACCGCCCTCGACGGGCGATGTCCTCAAATACGAGCTCAACTCCAACTATACCCGCGAGACCATCACGCTGCTGGCCGGCATGCCCTATCCGGTCGGCTCGGTCTTGGGCCGCATCACAGCCAGCGGCAAATACAAGCTGGCCACCTCGGGCGGCACGGATGGCGCGCAAACGGCGGCCGCCATGCTGCTCTATGCCGTCGATGCCTCTGACGCTGATGGCACGGGGATTGCTCTGATCCGCGGCCCCGCCATCGTTTCAAAAGCCGCCCTTATCTTTGATGCCACCGTGGATGATGCCGCCAAAACCGTCACCAAACACGGCCAGCTGGCAGCCCTTGGCATTATTCCGCGCGATACCGCCTGATTGACGGTGCGCAACGCACGCTGTGCACAGACACCTTAGCGTCGACCACCACCAAATTACCTCCCCGCCCTCATCCCTCCGGAGTTTCCCATGACCATCACCCGTAATCCTTTTGACACTGGCGGCTATTCGCTCGCTGAAATGACGCAGGCCATCAACATCCTGCCCAACCTCTACACCCGCCTTGGCCAGATCGGCCTCTTCCGCTTTGAAGGCGTCACGCAGCGCTCCATCGTCATCGAACAGCGCGAGGGTGTGCTGAGCCTGCTGCCCTCGGTCCCTCTCGGCGCGCCCGCCACCGTCGGCAACCGCGAAGCGCGCTCGATGCGCTCCTTTGCCCTGCCGTGGATCCCGCATGACGACGTGATCCTGCCCGCCGATGTCCAAGGGATGCCCGCGCTCGGCCTCTCGGATGCCACCGATCCGCTGGTCGAGGTGATGAACCGCAAGCTGACGCTGATGCGGCGCAAGCACGCCCAGACCCGCGAGTACATGGAGATGAACGCCCTGCGCGGCATCGTGAAGGATGGCGCTGGCACCACGCTCTACAACTACTTCACTGAATTCGGCCTTGATCAGATCTCGGTCGACTTTGTCTTTGGCACAGCCGGGACCAATATCCAGACCAAGGTCCGCACAACCCTGCGCGCCATTGAGGACAACCTGCTGGGGGAGACCATGACCACCGCGCATGCGCTGGTGAGCTCGGAGTTCTTCGACAAGCTGATCAGCCACCCCAAGACCGAGGATGCCTACAAGTTCTTCTCGTCCACCGGTGGCCAGCCACTGCGCGAAGACATGCGCCGCGCTTTCCCCTTCGCGGGCGTTCTCTTTGAGGAATACAACGGCTCGGTCACGCTCTCGAACGGCACTTCTGAGCGGCTGATCCCCACCGGTGAGGGCATCGCCTTTCCCATGGGTACCTTTGATACCTTCACCACATATGGCGGGCCAGCCAACCTGCTCGAGACCGCCAACACCATCGGCCTGCCGCTCTATGCCCGCCAAATGATGGACACAAAGGGGCGCTGGATTGATTTGATGACCGAAAGCTCGATCTTGCCGATCAACAAGCGGCCGCGCATGGCGATCCGGCTCTTCAGTGCAAACTGAGGCACCGCATGACCTCCGCCTTCGCTATCGTAATCGACGGGATCTTCCGCGATCCACACATCGCCCGGGACGCGGTCTATATCGCCCAAGGCAGCACCCAGGTCCTCATCCGTGTGGTCACCCGCCGCGCGGATGAGATCACCGAATTTGGCGCGGCCAAGCTTTGGTCTGACAGCACGCGCATTGACCTGCGCGTCGCCGAAGTCCCAAACCCGCGCCCCGGCGACAGGATCGAGATCGACGCTGAGGCCTTCCTTATTCAGGGCGAGCCCGTCCGCGATCGTGAGCGGCTGGTCTGGACCGTGGATTTGCGTCCAGCATGAAACTGAAACTCGACATCACCCCGGATCTGGCTGCCATGATGGCAGCCGAAATCAATGCGGGCGAAAAAGCAGTCAGCCAAGCCGTGGGCCAAGCCGGTACCAGCGTGAAAACCGCGTGGCGCACGCAAATCACGGGTGCGGGTCTAGGTCAGCGGCTGGCCAATACGATCCGGTCCGAGCAATTCCCAAAGGGCAGGCCGAGCTTGAACGCAGCCGCCGTGGTCTGGTCGAAGGCGCCAGTTATCATCGGTGCCCATGACACAGGGCCACTCATCCGATCGAAAAACGGTTTCTGGTTGGCAATCCCGACACCCGCCGCTGGAAAATCCGCACGCGGAGGCCGGATCACCCCCGGTGAGTGGGAACGCCGCAGCGGTCTGCGCCTTCGCTTCATCTATCGCCGCCGCGGGCCGAGCCTATTGGTTGCCGAGAGGCGGCTGAATACAAAAGGCCGCGCGGTGGCGAGCAGGTCCAAGACCGGGCGCGGCGTGGCGACCGTACCGATCTTCCTGTTGGTGCCGCAGGTCAGGCTCCGCAAGCGGCTGGATCTGGCGCGGGATGCGGCGCGGGCGCATGACGCCGTGCCGGGGTTGATCGTGGCGAACTGGGTGGATGGGCGTCTGTAATCAGGACCGATGATACGGGGATCGAGATTGCAAACCTGCGAACGCCTGCATGATGCTGCTGAGCTTCAGCGCCGATCCAGCTTGCCGAATTCGCTGTCCAGCAGGGAGCGGATTTTTTTCGCCGCGCCGCGCAGGGCTGCGTCCACATTGGCGTCATTGTGGGTGACGGTCTGCGGCTGCATCCCCTCTGGGCGTGCCTCGACGGTGCAACGAATATCGTCGGCTCCGCCTTTGGCGCCGTTCATATCGGCTAGATGCACTTCGATCCGTGACAGACGATCAGTCAGATGCTCGAGCGCGGACGTGACGACCGTTTCGGCCACTTCGGCCAAGCGGTCGTCGCCTTTAATGTTGGCATCGGTATTCAGTTGAAACTGCATGTCGGTTCTCCTGTGTGTGTGCATTCACCTACCATGAGAAACCATGAAGATGACTGATCCAGCGCAAGTCCACATGCACGATCATTAACAAAGCCTGTGCTATTATAGCTTGGGCGAGGATGCAAAGCCAACGACAATGCCCACCACTCGCGAAACCATCCTCGCCGCGCTGCACGCGCGACTTCAGCCGCTTGCCGCCCTTGTTCTGCGTGATGAAGTCCTGCCCGAGCGGATCCCACCTGCGGGACTGATCATTCTGCGCGACGGCCAGCCGGGCGAACCGGAAGTCACGCTCTCGCCCCTGCGCTACCACTACCAGCACCGGGCCGAGCTCGAGGTGGTCGTCCAGGCACTGAATGGCCGGGCCAGCGCCTTCGACGGCCTAATCACCGCAATAGGCGCTGCGCTGGAGGCCGACCGCACACTGGGCGGTCTTTGCGATTGGGTTGAACCCGAAGCCCCGGCATCGGTCGATCTGCCCGTTGAGGGCGCGGCGTCACTCAAAGCGGCGGTTATTACCGTTGTCCTGCATTACACAACCACCGGCCCCCTAGCCTGACACCCTGACACCAAGGAGAACAACATGGCACGAGCTCAAGGAGCGCGGGCGCAGATGGCGCTTGCGTTCGAGACGACCTATGGCACCCCGCCCGCCAGCGGTTTTACCCGCATGCCCTTCGCCAGCGCGACGCTGGGGGCGGAACAGCCGCTTCTGAACAGCGAGCTTCTGGGCTACGGCCGCGACCCGCTGCCACCGATCAAGGATGCGGTGACGGCGGACGGCAATCTGGTCGTGCCGGTCGACGCGCAGGCGTTTGGCTTCTGGCTGAAGGCGGCCTTTGGCCAGCCAGTCACCACTGGGGCGCAAACCCCCTGGACCCACGAGTTTCGCTCGGGTGGCTGGACCCTGCCGTCGCTGTCGATCGAGACAGGCATGCCGGAGATCCCGCGCTTTGCAATGTACTCGGGCTGCGTGCTTGATACGCTCAGCTGGCAGATGCAGCGCTCGGGGCTTCTGACCGCAACCGCCAGCCTTGTGGCGCAGGGCGAGAGTATCGCTGCCGCATCCGCTGCGGGCACGCTGGCCGATCTCGGTCTGCAGCGCTTCGGCCATTTCAACGGATCGATCACCCGCAACGGCAGCAGCTTGGGCAACATCGTCTCGGCCGAGATCACCTATGCCAACGCCCTCGACCGGGTCGAGACCATCCGCTCAGACGGGCGCATTGATGGGGCGGACCCATCCATCGCTGCACTTACCGGCCGGGTCGAGGTGCGGTTTGCCGACCAGGTGCTGGTTAACCAGGCGATCGACGGCGACCCCTGCGCGCTTGAGTTTGCTTACGTGCTGCCGTCAGGCGAGAGCCTGACGCTGACCGCCCATGCCGTCTATCTGCCACGCCCGCGCATTGAGATCTCTGGACCACAGGGCGTGCAGGCCACCTTCGACTGGCAGGCCGCGCGTGACAGCACGCTGGGCCGGATGTGCACCGTTATTCTGATCAACGGCATTGAGGAGTATTGACCATGCTGCGCCTGAACCTCGCCCGCGAGCCCTACTGGCTCAATCTTTGCCTTGGCGTGCGCGTCCGGGTCGAACCGTTGACCACCGCGCTGATGGTGGCGGCGCGCAGCGACCCGGCTGTGCGCACCCTGCCTGAGGGCACCAGCGACGACGAAATCGCAGTGATCTTCGGCAAGGTCCTGGCCGAACGCGCCATTCTCGACTGGGAGGGTGTCGGCGATGCAGACGGCACACCAGTGGCAGTGACGCCTGAAGGCATCGCTGCACTGCTCGATATCTGGCCAATCTTTGAGAAGTTCCAGATGGGCTACGTCGCCAAGGGGCTGGAGCTGGACGCGGAAAAAAACGCCTCCGCGCCCTTGCCGATTGGGTCTACGGCGGGGGCGAAGGGTATTGCGCGGTCTGCAAAGGGCCGTGCCCGGACTGCCCGCAAGTCGTGAATGCACCGCGCACGTATGAGGGCTGGCAGGTCTGGGATCTTGCCGGACGGCTCGGCGGCCAGATCCGCGCCATACCCGGCGTTGTGCTGGGCTGGGACATGAGCGCGGCACTGGCCATGGCGGATGCACTGGGCATCGATCCGCGCGCAGCGGCCGAACTGCTACCCGTCCTTGAAGCAGTGATGGCGCGCAAACTTAACGAGCAAATGGATGCACCCGGGGGAGGACAACATGGCTGAGAAGCGGGTTTCTGTGCGCCTGTCCGCCACTGGAGGGCGGCAGGTGAAGGCCGAGCTGGAAGGCGTCGGCGAGGCTGGTGCGCGCGGGTTTGGGCGGCTGTCGCGCGAAATGGAAGGCGCGAATGCCCGGCTGGCTGCCTTTGCGCGGCGCGCTCGCGTGGCAATGGCCGCAGCTGCCGCCGCAATCGCGATCGCAGCGACTGCGATGATCCGCTCAGGGCTGCAGACAGTTGATGCGCAAGCCAAGCTGGCCGCCTCGCTCGACACCACGGTCGAGAGCATTCAGGTTCTGGAGCGCGCGGGCGATCTGGCGGGCGTGTCGATGGGGCAGATCGAACAGGCCACCATGCAGCTGACGCGGCGGCTGAGCCAGGCCGCTGCGGGCACCGGGCCTGCTGCGGACGCGCTTGACCGACTGCGCCTGTCGGCGGCCGAGTTGCAAGCGCTGCCGCTCGATCAGCGTATCGCGCTTATTCAGGAGCGACTGGCAGAGTTCGTGCCCGAAGCCGAGCGCGCCGCGGTAGCCTCGCAGCTGTTTGGTGATCGTGCTGGTCTGGTGTTCACCCGCATTGATACGGCCACGCTGCGCCAAGCCACGCAAGATGTGCGCGACTTCGGGGTGGTGGTCTCCGATCAGGATGCCGCGCAGATTGAGCGGACCAATGATGCGATCTCGCGACTGGGTCTGATCTGGCGAGGGCTGTCAAATCAGCTGGCTGTTGCAGCCGCCCCTGCGCTCGAGGCCGTGGCTGGTGCGATGGCTGCTGTTGCGCGCACCACAGGGCCGCTGGGTGTTGCGATCCGCACACTCTTTGAGAATCTCGGGCGCCTGACTGCCTACGCGACCGGTATCGCAACCCTGATGGCAGGCCGGTTCGTGGCGGCCAAGATCGCGGCAGCTGTTTCGGTCCGGGGGCTCGCGATGGCACTGGTGATCCTGCGCGGGGCACTGCTGCGCCTGCCCTTTATCGCCTTGATCGTCGGGGCGGGAGAACTGGTCCACTGGTTCGGTCGCCTCGTGCGCGGCGCGGGCGGCTTTGGCACCGCGCTGTCGCTGCTGGGCGATCTCGCCCGCGAGGTCGCGGAACGCATGGCGCTGGGCACGCTTGCCATGGGTCTGCGGATCATCGCCAGCTGGTCCGAGATCAAAGCCAGCATCGCCGAGGCACTGCAGACCTCGCTCGCGGCCGTGGTCGGCTTTGGCAATGCTGTGCTCAACACATTCCAAGGCGCGTTTGAGGCGGTCAAGGTGCTTTGGGGCGCGCTGCCGGGCACGATCGGGGATTTCGCATTCCAGGCGGCCAATGCGCTGATCGCGGGTGTTGAGGCCATGCTCAATGGTGTCGGCGAGCGCATCAATGGGTTTTTGGAGGGGATCAACACAGGGCTTGAGGCGCTGGGTGTGGAGCGCCGGGTGTCGCTGATCGGCAATCTGGAGCTAGGCCGGATCGATAATCCATTTGAAGGATCCGCGACCGAGGCGGGCTCCCAAGCACGCGCGGCATTCCAGGCAGCCTTCACGTCCGACCCGATTGCACTGCCGGATCTCGGGCTCGGCCAATACGCATCCGATGCCCGCGCTGAGGCAGCTGCGCTGCGCGAGATGATGGCCGGTGTTGTCGGTGCCGCGACGGCTCCGCTCGAGTCGGTTGCGGCACTTCGGGAGGCCGTAACTGCGAGCGGGCTGGCGGCGGAGGCAGGGCTGAATGGCGCGCGTGCGGCTGCCGAGGCGCTGGAAGATACGCTGGAGGCCACAGAAGAGGCAGCAGGCGCTGCGGGCGCAGCAGGGCGCAGCGCTGGCGAAGCGCTGCGGGACGGCGCTGATACGGCGCGCACTGCATGGGAGGCAACTGCGGACGCAGTGCGCGCAGCGCAGGAACGCTCCCGTGAGATTGCCAAAGGTCTGGCGCAGGACATCACCGGCCCTATCAAGGAGGCACTCAAATCTGGCGAGTTCAGCTGGCAGACATTCGCCAGTGCCATTGCAGGTATCGCGGGGAACCTCGCCAACCGGCTGATTGATCTCGCCTTCAAGCCGATCGAGAACGCGCTGATCAGCGCCTTTTCCGGCGGTGGCGGGGGTGGTGGCTTCCTCGCGAGCCTGTTCGGCTTTGCGAAGGGCGGTGTCTTTGCGGGTGGCCAGGAACTGACCGCCTTCGCCCGGGGCGGCGTCGTCACCCGACCAACGGTGTTTCCCTTCTCGCGTGGTATCGGACTGATGGGCGAGGCAGGGCCCGAGGCAATCCTGCCTCTCCGGCGCGGCCGGGGCGGGCGGCTTGGCGTTGAGATGAACAGCGAGGGTGCGGCCTCTGCAGCCCCATCTATGTCTACCCGGATCATCAACGTGCTCGACCCGTCGATTGTTGGCGACTACCTCGCCACGCCCTCTGGCGAACGCGCGATCCTGAACGTCATCCGCCGCAATCGTGGGGCGATCAATGCCTGATCCCAATGGCTGGCCACCGCTCTGGCCCTTTGCGGCGGCGCAGGAGATCACCGAGGTGCTGGAATGGCGCACCGACGTGCTGTCATCGCGCGCGGGCGAACAGCGCATCGCGCTTCGGCCCCGCCCGCGCGAGATCGTCACGCTCCGGCACCGGCTGGATGCGTTGGGCATGGCCCGCGCGGCGGAACTGGCACGGACCGGATTTGCCGGGGAGTGCCATGTGCCGCTCTGGCACATGGCACTGCAGCCGGACACAGATCTTGCGCAGGGGGCAACGGAGATCATGATCGACACGACGGTGTCGGATTTCCGCGCCGGAGGATTGGCAGCGATCGGGATCGACGGTGGCGCAGCAGCACCCGTGGAAATCGCGACCGTTCAACCGGACAGGCTGATCTTGGCAGAGCCCGTGGCCCTGCAATTGCCCACCACGTCCGTGGTCGCACGACGGATCACGGTCGCGCCGATCCGCGCGGGCGTGCTGACCTCTGCCGTCGAGATCGCACGAGGGCGCCAGAGCGACGGCGTGGCCAGCGCAACCTTCCTTCTGCGCGATGCCCCCGATCTCACTGCCTCTGTGCTGCCCAGCCATCTCGGCCAGCCAGTTCAGATCGATCCAAGCCTCGTTCGTGGCCCGTTGACCGCGAGCCTCCGCCACGCCGTCGAATATGTCGATAATGGCTTCGGCCCCGTCACAGTCGAACCCTTGCGCGATGTGTTCGAACGGGGCGAGGCCATCACGCTGAAGGCGCAAGGCGCGACCGAGCGCCGGGCGCAGCGCCGCTGGCTCTGGTCCTTGCGCGGGCGGCAGGCAAGCTTCTGGCTTCCAACCTGGGGGCGCGAGCTGCAGCTGCGGGCCGCGATGACCTCGGGATCGACGCTGATGCGCGTGGCACCTGTCGCCGCGCTGGCCGCCTATGTGGGGCGCCGGGTCCTGCTGGAGATGCCAGGCGGATCTCGGTTTAGAACGATCACTGCCGCCATCACAGATGGGCTTGTTCACCGCCTCACTCTGTCCTCCAACCTAGGCGAGCCGGTCCCGCTCGGGACAAAAGTGCATTTCTTGACCCTTGTGCGCTCGGACGCGGACCGCGTGGAGATCCGTCATGGGCCCGTCGCCAGCGAAGTGACCCTGCCGGTTATCGAGATTCCACAATGACCTATGACAGCATCGAGTCCTCGGCCGCCGAGGGCCAACCTTACTTTCTCTATCAATTCGTTGAGGGCGCAGGGGTCTGGCGTTTCACCAGCCGGGCCGAGGCCTGGATCAGCGCGGCCAGCGGCGGCGACGAGATCATCTGGGAGCCCGCCGCAGTTGCGCATGGCGACGTTGTGCAGACGAGCGAGATCGAGCGGGGTCGCCTAGAGCTGACCTGGCCGCTTTCGCATCCCTTCGCGCGCCGGTTCCTTGCGCCGCTCGGAAATACCCTGGTGACGCTGACCATCTTTCGCGGCCACGAGCAGGTCTTGGGCGAGACGGTGGCGCACTGGAAGGGGCGCGTTGTGGGCGCCGAGGTCGAGGGCCAGCGGATCATCCTGAGTTGCGAATCCGTATTCAGCACGCTGCGCCGCGCAGGCGTGCGGGCCAAGTACCAGCGCCTCTGCCGCCATGCGCTTTACGGGCGCGGTTGCGGGCTCGACATAGCGTTTCACTGGCAGAGCGGGACGGTGACGTCTGTCGCGGGCAACATCGTGTCGATCCTCGAGGCAGCAGAACAGCCCGATAGTTGGTATCGCGGCGGTGTGCTGCGGTTTGGCACGCAACTAGGCTTCATCACCGGCCATGCGGGCGGGGTGCTCACGCTCTCGCGCCCGATGCCAGAGCTGGCAGCAGCGCAGGCCACCCCGGACCTCGACCCCGAGACCGGCGCTCCACTGCCCGTCCTCGTCGACATCGCGCCGGGCTGTGACCTACGCGCCGCCACCTGCGCGGCCAAGTTCGGCAATCTTCTCAATTTCGGGGGCTTTCCCGAAATCCCGGGCCGCAATCCCTTCGGCGGCAGTTCCATCGTCTGACGCGCCACCACTGACGCCTGCCCAAACGCCGCCTACCGCACCCGCACCCCACCAAACAGCACAGAGCACACCCCTATGGTCTGGACCTTCATTGCACGGCTCGTCCTCGGGCTCGTGCTTTCGGCAATCTCCTATGCGCTAAGCCCGCGCCCCAAGGTCGAGAAGCCACAGGCTGCGGGGCTCGACGATTTTACGCTGCCCACCGCCGAGGAGGGCCGGCCGATCCCGGTCGTCTTCGGCACCGTGCTCATCACCGGGCCCAATGTCGTCTGGGCCGGAGACCTCAAAGTCGATCCCATCAGGAAGAAAGGCGGCAAGAAATGACGCGTGTGACAATCCAGGACCTGCGCGATGCGCGCTATTGCCTCACGGGCGTGCGGCCTTGGTTTCGCCGCCACGGCCTCAATTGGCAGCACTTTCTGGATCACGGCATCGATGCCGACGGGCTACGCGCGACCAATGATGCTCTTGTGGAGCCGGTGATCCGGGTCGCGGAGATGCGCGCAGCAACGCAGGAGGCCAGCGATGGGCGGGCGTAGCAAGGCTCAGACCGTCGGATATCGCTATTCTCTGGGCGTGCATCTGGCGCTCTGCCACGGGCCGATCGATGCCATCCGCGAGATCCTCGTTGATCGCCGGACCGCGTGGTCTGTCACGACCGGGGGTGGTTTCAGCGGCGGCGGTGCGGCCGTCGAGAACCGGATTGGGACCGCCCTGGCGATGACGGCCACCGCCGCGCTGGCGGGCGACAGCGGGGCGACCATCACCTTCCCCGGCACGCGCGCGAGTGTGCGGATCGGGCGGGATTATCGCCTGGTGCTGGCAAACGGGTCGAGCCAGACCGTGACGCTGCAGGGCGTGGCTTTCAATGCAACCACTGGCGTCACCTCATGGTCTGTCCTGCCCGAGGCGCTGAGCTTCCCGGCGCAATCGGTCGAGGTGTTGGAGGCCACGCAGGGCGCCAACAACGCTGGCGCGGGCGGTGGACGCATCCGGATCGACAAGCCAGACCTCTTCGGCGGTGAAAGCCGCGAGGGCGGTATTGTTGGCGATGTCGACGTACTGATGGGCGGGCCTGCACAAGGGCAGAACGACTACCTTGCTACCCGCATGAACCGAGACCTGCCCGGCTATCGCGGGCTCTGCAGTCTGGTGCTGCGGCAGGTGTATCTGGGGATCAATCCCTACCTGAAGCCATGGGCGGTGCGCGTGACGCGGGTGCTGGTGGGTGAGGCAGGCGCTGCGCAATGGTATCCCGACAAGGCACCCATTGTGCCGGAGGCCAACATCTCCGATGCGGCGATCTACATCGCACTCGATGTCTCAGGCTCGATGTCGGGCACGCGCATGGCGGCGCAGAAGGCAGGTGTCGCAGCCCTCATTCGCGAGATCAGCGCAGGCGTCGATCCTGACCGGCCGAACGACATGCGCATTGTGCTCTGGAACGCTGGCGTCGCGGGACTGATCGAACGACGCAACATGGAGCCCGAGGATTACACCGCGCTCGAGGCCTGGATGCTGGCGCTGTCCAACGGCACATCGGGCGGCACCAGCTTCGATGCCGCCTTCTCGCAGGCAGGCGCATTCTTTGCCGGTGGCGGATCGAAGCGCCGGATCGTCATCTTCGTGACCGATGGCGAGCCATCGCCTGTGTCGTCCGTGGATGCGGCACTCGCCACGATCGCCACACTGCCGCCTGCCGACATTTTTGGGTTCAACATCGCGCTCGCCAACACCACCTTCACCGCGCGCATTGACAACACGCCCGTGGACGGCGTGCCGGTGATCCCGCCCGGTAACCCTGAGGCGCTGGTCGCATCGCTGCGCGGGGCGTTCGGCAATGGGCCTGACATGAACCCGGCCCATATTATCCGCGAGTGCCTCACGAACCGCGATTGGGGATTGGGCTATTCTACGATCGAGATCGGAGCCAGCTTCACGGGCGCGGCCGACCGGCTTTATATCGAAGGCTTCGGCCTCTCACTGATCTGGCAGCAGGACAGCTCGATCGAGGAGTTCATCGGCAGCGTTCTGGACCACATCGATGCGACGCTCTTCATCGACCGCCGCACCGGGCTGTGGGAATTGAAAATGATCCGGGCGGATTATGTGGCAGCAAACCTGCCGCTCTTCGATGAGACCAATGTCGTGGACTGGGGCCGCCTGGGGCGGCGCGCGCCCTCCGATCTGATCAACAGCGTCACCGTGCGGTTTACCGATGCCTGGACGAATGATGTTGGCGCTGTCAGCGTCACCGATACCGCACGGGTGCAGGCGATGGGCGAAGTAATTGCCACCACGCTCGACTATCCGGGCATTCGCTATCAGGGGTTGGCGGTACGCGTGGCCGAGCGCGATCTGCGCGCGCTCTCGGTGCCGCTGCTGACCGGCGAGATTGTCGTCAATCGCGAGGGCGCTGACCTCGGCCCCGGCGACGTGATCCGGTTGCGCTCGGACCGGCTGGGGCTGGGCGACGTGGTCATGCGCATCTCCGAGATCGGTCAGGGTGACGGCCGCGATAACGGCATCCGCCTGAAGCTGGCAGAAGATGTCTTTGCCTTGGGCATAACGGCCATCGCGGGCGGGCGCATGCCCTCCGGCACCGGGATCGCCGCCCCGCCGCGCGCGCTGGCCCGGCGTCTGGTGGAAGAAGCACCGTATTGGCTGCTCGTGCGCGAGCTGGGCCACAGCGAAGCGGATACCATTTTGAGCGAGGATCCGGCCGCAGGCGCGATTGTTGCGACGGGTGAGCGGCCGAGTGCGGATGCGCTGGCGGCCGAGCTCTGGATCGATCCTGGCACCAGCCCGGCACAGGAAGGGGTCGTAGCCTTCGCGCCAACGGCATTGTTGGCCGCAGACCTCTCTGATGATCCGGAGGCGCGAGTCATCCCCGTCACTGGCTGGCGCGACATTGGTGAAGTCGGCATTGGCACTCTGGCCAGCATTGGCGGTGAACTCATCCGCATCGACGGCATAACGCAAACCGCGATCACCGTAGGCCGCGGCTGCCTCGATACCGTGCCCCGCGCGCATGCGGCGGGCACACCGGTCATCTTCTTCGACGAGGCGGCGCGGATCACTGAGGACTCCTGGGCGGCGGGCGAGACCCTTGCGGTTCGGCTTCTGCCCGAGACTGGTCGCGGCACGCTGGCGTTTGCAATGGCGCCGGAAGATAGCGTGACCCTGGATCGCCGCGCCATCCGGCCACTGCCGCCGGGTCGGGTGCAGGGCAATGGCAGCTACACTCCCGATGTCGACGCGCTGATCAGTGATGACCTGGTGCTGACCTGGACCCATCGCGACCGGCTGACCCAGACCAGCCCGGTCATCGTCGATCACACCGGCGCCTCCATCGGGCCTGAACCGGGGGTGGAATACAGTGTCGAGGTCCGCTGGGTCGATCCGGACACCGGCGCAGCGATCCTGCCCGCGGGCATCGTGATCGACGCAGGTGCCGGGACCAGCTGGACCCTCACGCCCGACGACATCCCTGAGAGTGGCGCGCCGGAACGCACCGCTGAGATCGATGTCGCAATCCGGTCCCGCCGCCTCGTGGAAGGTGCGTGGCTCACCGACCGTGAGGCGCGAAGCTTCCGCCTGACGGCCCCCTTCGCCGCCGGGTGGGATCGGGGTTGGGGATTTCTCTGGGGCAGCTGAGCCCGCCCACGAACGCAAACCGCAACGAACGAGGACACGCATGCCGGAACGGATCATGCCGGGGCTGGGGCTGCGCGCCTTCTATGACCCCGGCCAACGCAACTGGGGGACCAGCCTCAGCGAGGACCTGCGCCTCGTCTCCACCCTCTTGCAAGCGCGCGCTGCATCGCGCAGCACGCCTCTGCCCGCTAGTGGCAGCGCGGGCCAAATTCTGATCGTGCCCGCCGCGGCAGGCGCTAATGCCAATGCCGTCGCGCTCTGGGACGAGGTAGACGGAACCGCGGCATGGGTCTTTCTGCCCGCGCAGGATGGCTGGCAATTCTGGATCGCCGACGAGGCCCGGCATGTCCGCTTCGCGGGCGGGGCATGGGTCGAGGTGCCGCGCCCCGGCGTCGTGCGCATCCGCACCCTGACCGCCACCAGCCACACGCTCGACGCCAGCGATCTGGGCAGCATCATTGAGACCACAGGCTCCTCAGCCGTCACCGTGACGATCCCGGATGAGGCAACCGTGCCCTTCGAGACCGGCGCGCTGATCAATGTCACCCAGATTGGCACGGGGGTTGCGACGCTCACGGCATCAGCTGGCGTCTCGCTAAACGGCATCACTGCCGGATCGGTCGCGCTGGATGGGCAATGGTCGGGGGCAGCACTCACCAAGCGCGGGGCGGATGCCTGGGTCATTCAGGGCGCGCTGGCAGGAGCCGTCGCATGAGCATTCTGATGATGCGCGCCGCGATCCTGGCGCAAGGCGGCGCTGCGGCACCCCCCGAGGATATCGGCAGCGCCTGGGAACTCGACGCGACCCGCCGCCCTGCAGGCTACGCGCTCTCAGACGGCAACCAGACCGCAATCAACACCTCGGGCGGCACCAACTACCTGCGCTGGGTGCCAACCGTCAAAGCCATCCAGCCGACGGACGGGCGGCGCTATTGGGAAGTATTTTGTGCAGCCAGCGGGGCCGCCACCTTCAATGGCTATCTCGGCGTCGTCTCGGCCCCTCAACGTGATGAGTACAACATCGGGAACAACCCGATCACGCTCGGCTCCATTGGCTATCGTGGCAACGGCACACTTTGGTCCTCTAATACGGCGTCAGCTTCCCAGCGCGTGACAGGCCTTCCAACCTATGGTGCGGGCGATGTGCTGATGTTTGTGCTCGATCCCGCTGCCGCCAGTCTCTGGATTGGCAAGAACGGCATCTGGCACGACGATCCAGTGAGCGGCGCGCCCACCTGGACCGCAGGCGGCAGCACCGCCTTCCATCCACATATCCAGGGACGCAATCCGGGAGATGGCGGCACCCTGCGCTCGCAGCCATCGCAGTTCAGCTATCCGGTTCCGCCTGGGGCGCAGGCGCTGAGCTTCGAGGAGCCAGATCTCTCAATATTCGAGACGCATGCCTTCATCGAGTTCGGCTGGGACAACGACCTCAGCATCAGCGAGTTTGAGGCCTGGCTCGATCTCGGCGGCGGCGCGAATCTCAACTCTACCGGAACCTCGCTCTTTCTTGATCATGGTGGGGGCAAAGCGCTCTCCACCGCCCATTCTGCCCTTTATATCGAAGTGGAACTGCCATGACCTACGTGCTGCACCTCGGCCACCAGCCCACCGACATCTCAGGCATATCGAACCTGCTGAGTACGGTCGCGGCCGGGTTTGATGCCACGCTCGACATCAACGCCATTCGCTTCAATGGATCGCGCCCCTTCCAGGTGCCATTCTCCATTGGGCACCCCGCACCTGCGGGCGATCTCTGGCTGGGTTTTCGCTATGTTCCGCCCAATGCCGATGCGCACATGATCCCCGATGCCTTGTCGAACTTCCTCGAGTTCTTCGACGCACAGACCAATCTGGTCGCGCAGATCCGCCCGCTCCAGACGACCAATCGCTACCACGCCATCGCCCATGGCGACACGAGCGTCCAGGCCACCTCGAGTTACATCGCCGCCAATGGCCAGCCGCAATGGGTCGACGTGCGTGTCGCGGTGGGGGCCGAGATCACCATCGAGTTCTTCGTCGATGGTGTGTTGCACAGCGCCGCAACGGCAGCAAATACGGGGGCCAAGGGCAAGCCGGTGCGTGTGGTCTTCGCCAATGCCAATCTGCATAACTCCTTCTCAAGCCGCACCTGGTACTATGCGCATTTTGCGATACTGGACGGAATCTCGACCATCGGGCGCCGGTTCGTACGGCGCAGCCCCAACGCCATCGCAAGTTTCAACCAGATGGTTGGCAGCATTGATGCGCTGAAGGACAGCGACATCGCCACGCGGGTGGCAAGCACCGCCCCTGCACAGCGCATGTCTTTCTCGCTCACGGGTCCAACTGGCCCGGCCTCGGTCTCGGCCATCGCGGGCGTGCACCTCAAGCAGATAGCACAGGCGGGCACCGACGGGCCCGATGCCACGACCGGGTTCCTGCGCATCGGCGGGGTAAATCACGACGCGAGCCCTGTGACCGTGCCGGTCCTCGCGCCGCAACCGGTTTATTCCAGCTGGGCGCTCAATCCGGCTGATGCCAGCCCATGGAGCGATCTGACGCTGCCCACGGAAGTCGGGATCCTCTCGGCATGAGCCCGCACCGTTCTGGTCAGAACCATGTCCGCATGCCCGATGCCGAGTTCGAGGAGCTGATGGCCCGCGCTGCGCAAGAAGGCGCAAAGCGCGCCCTCGCCGATGTTGGGCTCGATGGCAAGGAAGCCGCCCTCGATATTCGCGACCTGCGATCCTTGCTCGATTGCATCAGGCTGGTGCGCCGCACGGCCATGCAGACCGCCGTCCGCATGATCACCACCGGCGTGATGCTGGCGCTGCTAGCCGGGATCGCGATCAAGTTGAAGATCTTCGGCTGA